ATGCGCCCGTAACTCAAGCTCCTGCTGCTTCAACGCAATCAACGGATCGGGTCCTTCCTGACCAGCACCTGACAACTGCTGAGACAACTCTTTAACCTGTTGCATACCCTCTGCAACAAACTGCGCGGTCAACGCCTCAACCTCCAGCATTTCCTCCGGAGACATCGGCTCACCCTGACGCTGAGTCACCTTCTGCATATACGCAACCGCCGCCCGCTCACGCGAAGCTAACTTAACATGCTCCATCACATGTTTCTGCAATTGTATGGCAACTGCGGGTAAGGCAGCAACCATCGGCGTACCACCAAAAATCAGGTGCGCCATAATATGAGCCTGATGATCCTGACCCTCAAATGCCTTCAACTCCAACATGTTCAAAGCGTTAATGTTCTCTTGAGCAGGGTCCGTGGGCCGTGGATCAGGAATAGCCTTCATAATCCGGTCTGCATCAGTCACGCCCAACGCTTCATACATATCACGATAAATCTCGTGCATGTTGTGCAGTTCCGGCGCAGCCGACGCAAGCTGTAACTTACTCTGTGCCAAAGCAATACGCTGTGCCTGACTAAAGACATTCGGGTTACTAACCGGTATCACATCAATACGGTCGTCAAAATCCTCCGACATAATCGTCTGGTCGGCACCAGCAACCGCATACGGATACTCCTGCGGCAAACTCTCTCCCATCACACGCGCTAAAATCTTGAATTCGATTCGCATGGCATAATGCAAGCGTTTATGTACAGCACTCATGACCCGCGATCCTTGCTCAATCATCGCCATTGTCGTGCCAACAGCCGCCTGTTGATTACCATCGCCAATTTTCATGTCAGTAATGGTCGCAAACCGCTGACCAGCCTGAACAACAAACCCTAATAACTGAAACAGGGTGGGATCGGGTCCCTTGAACGGCAACGGCATTAAACTGTCCCTAATTGCACCCCCAGGTGCATCTACATCCCTGAATTCACCAGGCTGTAGAGGGTCATCATCGTCCCTGATCCGTAGGCCACGGGCCTTGAAGCCCGCTGGAAGATTACTGAGCGTTCCTGCATCAATTAATTGCCGTAAAGCAGCCGTCGCGGTCCGCGAAAGACCGCCAATCGTGTGAATCAGACCCAAACCATAGAATCCAAAGCCTGGGAGAAACTTATAATGCACAAAATACTGTATTTTTTTCTTTAATTCGTCGTCTTCCCTGTAATTTCGACGAATCGACAATACCTGACCGTTATCCTCGGATATTGTGACGATATAAGGGATCTTGATACCCGTTGGTTCACCATCTTCCCCCATATCTTCGTAACCATCGAGGTCCAGATTGGCATGAACCTCCAAAAGAGTGCAATCATAGTCATAATTACTGGGTTCAACGCCGTCAACGTAGTTGATTTCCTTGCGAACCTCGTCAATTGCACCCTGTGCGGGCAAAACCTCGATGTCTCGGTACTGTCCGGCAAGCTGTTTCTTCTTCAAATCGTTCAACGACATGCGAACAACCTGCGTAATGTTCTCGCAAGTGTCCAAATCGGAGGTTTCATACGGAACAACAAGGTTTTCCGCCGGTACAAACTTACTAATACACCGACCAAGGGCCTCATCGTAGTAAATTTTCTTGAAAGTGCTGCCCGCCAGTGGTAAATAAAACAACATCTGGTCCATATCGGGCGTGTAATCTTCCATGACCGACGTAATATAGTAGTTCATAAACTGCTGAACACGCCGTGCCTGATCTTTTTTCTCTATCGTCTCAGCACCCATGACCATTGTCTTGACCGGTCCACGGGGCGGAAGTAATTCATTGAAAGCCTGTGCCTGAAACTGCGTCGCAGCCTCGGCCAATAGCGGATGAGTCACGCCTGACGAGCCTCTAAACGGCTGTTCGCGCTCCTCATAGTTGAAACCAAGCAGTTCAAGACCCTTGGCATACGCATCTTCCCAGTCCTGACGACCGGCTTTGTTGGAATCAAACTGCTCTAACAGACTGCTGGCAATGGCACCTAGCTCACGGTCCGGCATTTCTTCGGCCAGATTGGCATAAAAGTCGTCGCTCATGCCACGATCATCGGTTGGGTCAAAATCAACAGTGACACCGCCGTCATCTTCCATGATTATTTCTATCGCTGGCTCTCCCTCAAGATCCCCAACAGTCACAAGCGGGGTTTGGGAGTCAGGTATTTCGATTTCCAGTTCTGCTTTTAAATCTTCTTCATCAAGCTGCGACGGAACATTGTTGTCCATCAACGAGCCTCGGCCTCTTTCCTCTGCCATACATCACCTCTCCGGTGGACGATCTAATATTATATCAAGCTGTTCTTTGATTTCAGGCTCAATTTCAACGGCATCTTTCGTAGAAGTAACAGGCAAACCAGCTTGACGCATCTGCTTCGACAACGCCGCATCCTGCCGCTCCAATTCAGGTAATTTTTTACGTGGTTTCATATCTAAAGTCTCTATGCCTTTTCCACTCATCAAATCTTTAAATCTTGCATCCTCCGCGTCCTGCAAAATTTTAAAGTTGGGATTTTCTAACAAAGCACGTTGTCTTAGATCAATCTGGTTCGACGGTTCCATATTGACATAAAGTAGTGCGTTAGCCTCGTCCGAATTAATAACTTTCTTTTCCAACGCTTCGTTTACCCTATCTTTTGGAATCAACTTTTCCAGCGGTGTCTCGTTTACATAGGGGTTTGTAACTAAATCCTCCGCAGACTCCACTCCCAAAGTTGTCAAAACACGATCCTGTTTACTATCTGCAATTTTATTAAGTGCTTCTTTAGCCAGCGCACTCTGATCCTCGTCATAAAGTCTGCTCATAGTACCGCGAATCGCATCACTACGAGCCTCTTCCGATAAACCCGTAAAATTCTTTATTGAATCCAGAGCGCGTTGAAACAGGGAAGATTTTACCCCCGCTTTAGCAAAAGGACCGATTCCTGGTATTATACTTAGCAACTGTGCGCCCGCATCCAAGTTGCGACCCTGTCGGACGTTTTCAAGAAAAGAAGGATTGCGGGGACCCTGCATCATCTCAAGCATCGTGGTCGGTCGATCAGGCATCTGCGGCATTCCACCAGCCAAATCAAAAAAACCACCTATGCCCGTCATCTGACTGGCAAGATTCGTAATCTGCGCCGGACTGGGCATCGGTCCGCGACCTATGAGGGACGCATCTTGAGCTAACGATTGAATGTAGGGATTGGCCATTATTACCTACTGTCAATAATACATTTTCATTCTAACAGAGTTATCGTCATCTTCCCAATCGTCCGTGGGCAACTGAACAAAATTACCCTGACGGTAACGCATCAACGCCTGAGTCATACTGTCAACCAAGTCATCATGCTCACCATTTGGAAAAGCCGCAACCTCTTCAACTAATTCATCAGCAAACGTCGTATCAGGACACCATACCATACCCGCTTCAAATAAAGGCGATACAGAATGAACACGAGTGATCTTATCATTACCCCTAGATGGCGTAAAGTTTACAACCGGTATACCCATCTGACGCATCTCCTGAGTCAACGGCGTACCACTGGCCTTGGCCTCGACAATGACGGTGTCGGGGTCCCAGAACTTATACTCGTCAAACGCAATCTGCTTCAACTGCGGAAAATCCCATCGACCCTTCTTACTGTCCAGTAAAATCAAAGCCGGTATGCCAGACTCCTCCGGATAAAAAACACCCCAAGTCGTGATCGCACTATAGTCCGCAGTCTCCCGCTTACTGAACGCCGTGTCATAACTCTGTATCACATAATGCAAATTAGGAACTTCGTCACCCTCCCACTTGCGCCACCACTCCCGCTTAATGATCGCACTCTCTTCGCCCGTAGGATTCTGCTGATACTGCGCGTTCCACTTGTTCAAAGGTATTGATGCGCGGACCGCGTTCAAATCATCAAGACTCCAGAACTCCGGCCAACAGGCACTACCATCCTCAAAAATGGCTGGAAGCTCCACAATTTCCCACTGATCCGCCATCGGGTCCTTGGCCATCGCACGTAATAACTGACCCGTCATGTCCTTCTCCGACCAACGAGTCTGAACCAGAACAATTGCACCTCCAGGCTGTAACCGCTGACGAGGACCACCCGTATACCAGTCCCATGCGTCGTCAAAACCAGAAGCCGACATCGCCGTCTGCTCCGAATGCGGGTCATCAATGATAATCAAATCACCACCACGACCCGCTAAGTTCGATCCAACACCTACCGCATAGTACATACCACCAGCACTCGTGTCCCAACGGCCAGATGCCTTACTGTCCGCAGCTAACTTCACACTGTCAAAAACCTCTTTGTACTCGTCCGAATCCAGAAGATTCTTCGTCTTACGGCCAAAATTAACAGCAAGCTCCGTAGTGTGCGTCGCCTGAATGATCTTCATTCGCGGATTACGGCCCATCATCCACGCAGGAAACAGAAAGGATGCAAACTCACTTTTCGTGTGCCTCGGAGCCATGTTGATGATCAAACGACTTAACTCACCACGCGCAACACGCTCAAGCTTCTCGGCAATAATTTGATGATGACGACCCGCAATAAAGTCGGGCCACATATTTTTTACAAAAATTAAAAAGTCGTTTTTACACGCCTCGTTCTTTTCGATCTGCGCTAAACGAAGCTTTAATTTTAACTCTTGCTCACTGATCTCTACAGCCATCGGGGGACCCTAAAATATGCGACTTTAACAGATTTAATAAGACAGTTAACCACGTTTCACGGATCATATCATTTTTCTAGTAACTATTTGCGAAAAACATGGCCCTTGCTGCCGTTGGCCAGCGCGTGGCGCGGGCGCGGCGGGCCGCGATGCGCGGCGCTCGAGCCGCGCACCAGTTGACCCGATACACGGGGGACCCTAGCCGGTTCGCGGACCTTGGGCCG